AGACACATGGTTAATATCCGTGCAATTAACACTGCAAAGTTTATTGACTGGGTAATCAAAAGCAACAAGAAACTAGACTACTGGTGCAAGGATGCAGTGTATCAGGAATATTTAATGGAGCATTTACGCAAAGAAGCAACGCAGGATGCACTAGAGCGCAGTATTAAAACCATGGAAACTTGGGCAGAAGAAAAAGACAGTGTGTTTAACCATTACTTTAACTATGTAAATGGCAACGTGCTAGTGCGTGATATAACCACAGGACGTATTAGTGCATGGATTGTGTTTAACTGTAACAGTGGACAAGCGGCACTGGACAAACTAAGCACAGAACAAATAGAAATGATCTTCCCATATATTGATCCAGACTTTTGGAAGCGTAAGTTTGTTGATTACTTTGCAGACACAGAATGGGTAAAGCATATATTGAAAGAGGCAGGACTATAATGTACGACATGCCAGATGTAGACATTGACTTTGCTGATCGCACACAGTTGACAAAACATGTGAAAGGTGTTGGTGCTAGACTTGAAAACGGAAACAAGCACAACACAGGTGTATACTTCAATAATATTCCGCAAGCACATGATGGACTTGCCACAGTGGATCACAAACGTGCAGAAGAACTGGGATACTTCAAACTAGACTTGCTAAACGTAGGTGTATACACACATGTTAGAAATGAACTGCACCTAGTGGAACTTATGCGCGATCCAAACTGGAGTAAACTGCATGACAGAGAGTTTTTTGAACAACTAATACATGTAGGCAAACACTTTGAAACAATGGCAAAGATGCCGGAAGATATTACAAGCATACCTCGCATGGCAATGTTTCTTGCAGTCATACGCCCTGCTAAACGTCATCTAATAGGGCAAACATGGGCGGAAGTAGCAAACACAGTGTGGGATAAAGCAGGACTGGATAGTTATAGTTTTAAGAAAAGTCACAGTGTAGCCTACGCACAACTAGTAGCAGTACACATGAATATATTGGAGGAAACAAATGGCTAACGATACAAAACGCATGCAAGATATACAAGATCAATTGGTAGCACATATTCAAACACAGTTAAACACAGACGAGGATTTTATGTATGTGGCCACTATGTTACTAAAGCACAGTTTAGTATTGTATAAAACATTTTTGGATGATGACCAAATACAAATGATGCTTGCTCATGTAGCAGAAACTTTATCAGATGATATAGACGTCAAAGATTATACAAATATAACTAATCACGGCGGCACCACACGTCACTAGGCATACATATTAGGAATTAAATGAAATCCTACCGGCCATTGTATTACTGTCATTGTAATGATCCAATATGTAGCAGTGTGCAAGGATTGATCAAGTACATTAGTCCACCACCAAATTTTAGTTTGTGGTTTAGCATTTAAAAAATTATTTAGATGATGTTTAGTATAATCTATCTGCCAGTGTATAAAGTAGTCTACTAATCCTATTAGGAGTGCTAGGTCTACTGGCAGTAACAGACAACAAACTAAAAATGTTGCTGCACCGTGTTGTAAATAATGATAGTGTGCTAATAAACTAAAATATCTATGTTTATTGCTAGGTCCTATATACTGTTGTAATCCTAGATCAACGACAAAGTGTTTGACCATTAATAAACCAAATAATTCCATTACTTGGTTACTTTTTTTACTAGTTGAATATTACGTCTTTTGCTGCGTTTTTTTGCTAGATCAGCAATACTTACACTAGGTCCTTTTACCACTTCTGTGTCGCGAATGTTAAATGTAATTAAAATACCTGCGAAACGTGCAAAATCTTTTTTGAGAAATAAATTAATAGGAATCATTCTATTTGATTCCCACCACCAAACATCCCCTAATTCTAAAAACGTTGTTTTTAAATCATCTGGTATCTTGCTGTAATCGTACATACTAAGCACAGTATCATCTTGATTCTGTACTATTCCTATATATTCTTTACCGCCATATGTCACCAGACTTAGGAAAGGATATTTTGTAAATATTTCTTCTGCTAAAGGCGGCATTCAACTCTTTCGATAAATACAGTATGACTGTTATTACTGGATATTTATATGCACAAAGGCACACTGCAGTTGTAACTGATACTGGAGTTAATAATATTATGAGTATGTTTTACACACCCAACATCAAAGTATACCGCGGAATAGACAATTTTATCCGTATAGAATTTAAAAATCGTGATCAAAAACGTGTTGCAATGACTGATCATAGTGCAAACATTGTTATACTGGACAAAGAAAATGGTGTAGCATATTTTGAACGTGCGCTTACAGCAATTGATCCACGCAAAGGCGTATTTGAAGCAAGTATTACTGAAAGTGATTTGCTAAATTTAGATAGCAAGTTTTACAGTTACGCACTAAAAGTCACCGATGGTGAAAGTCGTACAAGTCCAGCATACGCAGACGATAACTATCATGCCAATGGAACACTTGAAGTATGTGAAGGTGTATATCCTACTTTTGTTGAAAGCACTACAGAATCATTTACTAGTGGTGATACAGGCAGTTCAATAACAATAAAACCATATGTAAATCGCAACACAGCACAACACACTGCACAGGTTTATTTTAGCAGTGCGTTCACAGGCACCCTGGAGATACAGGGCTCAATTAATCCAAGTAATAGTATTCAAAACGCTGATTTTACAACAATAGCAACAGAAACATATACTGCACAGAGTGATAACGCTTATGTAAACTTTACAGGCGTATACAGTGCAGTGCGTTTTAAGCGTACAACTACTTCAGGTACATTGAGTCAAGTATTATATAGACCGTGAAGTTAGTCGGATTTGGCTGTAGTTTTACCTATGGTAGTGAACTACAATCGCCAGAAATCGATCTAGGTGATCACTGGGCAAACACACGTTACAGAGAAAGCCATTGTTGGCTAGGATTACTTGCTAAAAGAATAGGTTGCGAGTTTGACAATCGTGCTGAACCTGCAAACAGCAATATGGCAATAGCGCAACAAATTGCAGATTACTTTATAAATTTACGAGATCCTAGTGAATCTATTGTAATTTGTATAGGCTGGAGCGAACATACACGAATGAGCTGGTACAGTGATCATTGGACACACAATGGCTTTGCTGGAGAACAGGATGGATGGTTTGCAAGTGCAAAAGAATGGGTAACATTCAGTACTAAACAGAGTCATGAAATGTTCACACAAAATGCAAAACTAATTGCAAACAGTATTTGTAAAGCACATGATGTTCCTATACTGCAGTTCAATGCACTGGGTAAACACCGCACTACACAGTATGATAATTATTTTATTGATGGTGCAAGTATGGACAGTACACTTAAAAGTGCAGAACAAGAAGATTCGCGTTTAGATTTATTTGCAAGCGGAGGACATCCAAACCAAGCCGGGCACGAATATTTCACAAAACGGTTGTATCTTTTTGCAAAAGAGCGTATAATAAGTTTATGATATTAGTTGGATTTGGATGTAGTATTACTAAAGGAGATGGCGTTGATCCAAAGGATAATTTTTTGTCCTTGCTTGGACAAGCCTTTGATTTTGAAATTTTAAATCTTGCAGCAAGTGGTAATAGTAATTATGGCATTGGTCAACAGTTTGCAAACTTTATATGCTACGAAAGACATCGGTATCAAGACGTTGCAATTGTAGTTGCATGGACTGCAGTAGGCAGAATGAGTTGGTGGGACGAAGATACTTTTCATTGGGTACACAGTAAACACATTGAACAAGGAATAGAACGTAACAAGTTTCAAAACAGTTTTAAAGAATGGGTGCTTCATAGTCAAGGTGATGAAGCAAGTGGCAATCAAGCATTAACAGATAGCAGTAAACTTTTGGTAAACAGTGTTTGCAATTTAAACAACATATCTTTATTGCAACTTAATAGTTTAGGCTCGCATCATACATATCATAAATATCCAAATTATTATTTGCCAGATCAAAATACACTTGATTACCTTTCAAAATCAGATATTGGAGGATTGACAGATAAAACTCATCCCAATGAACAAGGGCATAAAAAAATAGCAAACAGATTGATTAATTTTACAAAACAACGTAAAATATTTAAATGAACAGTATACAACAAGCAGTAAATGACAGTTTGCCCGGCAAACAAAAACGAACTACCAATGGGTGGATTTCGTTTAATGCTGTATGCTGTCATCACAATGGCGAAAGCATGGACAAGCGTAGCAGAGGCGGCATAATTATGAATGGCGATGCTGTGAGTTATCACTGCTTTAACTGTAACTTTAAAACAGGATGGCAACCAGGCAGACACATCAGTTTTAAAATGCGCAAACTGCTAACATGGTTAGGCGTTGATGAAAACACAAGACAGATGCTTAACATTGAAGCATTGCGTATTAAAGATACAGTTGTTGTTGAAGATGTAGAAGAAGAAAAGTTTGAAGTAGAATTTAAAAGTAGACCACTACCTGAAGGAGCAACGCACGAACTGCCTAATAATATTCGGACGTATGCATTACAACGTTGCTTGCCTGTAAATAAACTAATGTATAGTAACAGTAAACCCGCAGGTATGTGGAAGCGTGTTATAGTTCCTTTTAAATGGGGAAGGCGTACAATAGGATTTAGTGCAAGGAGTATAGACGATGCCGGAAGACCCAAATATTTTACTAGTCATGATAGTGGCTACGTTTATGGGATTGATTCTCAGTTGCCTGATGCTAGGTTTGTAGTAGTTACAGAAGGTCTGTTTGATGCAATGTGTATTGGTGGTGTAGGAATATTAAGCAACCAATGCAGTGAAACACAAGCACAGATTATTGACACACTAGGCAGAGAAATAATTCTAGTACCGGATAGAGATAAAGCGGGACAAAAACTAATAGATGATGCACTTGAATACGGATGGAGTGTAAGTTTTCCTGATTGGGAAACAGATGTTAAAGATATAAATGATGCAGTTGTGCGTTATGGTAAACTGTTTACACTTAAAAGTATACTAGATGCAAAAGAAACAATGAGTTTAAAAATTAATCTCAGGCGTAAAAAATATGTATAGCATTACGCTTGAGCCTACTAGTAGATGTACACTTGCTTGTCCGCGTTGTGCAAGAACAACCTTGCTTGATAAGTTTGGAACACAAGGATTGACTATTGCAGATTTAGATCCAAACATGATTAAAAACTTTTTTGATTTGCCCGTAGAATATTTTTATTTAGGCGGAACATACGGAGATCCAATTTTACATCCTAATTTAGATAAATTGGTTGTAAGTTGTAAAGCACATGCTCCGAGAGTAGTAATAAACACTAGCGGTAGCGGTAGAAATAAGGCGTGGTGGGAAAAGTTTTTATACTGTCTCGGGCCTGAGGATACAGTTGAGTTTGCAATCGATGGATTGCCTAAAAACTTTACAGAATATAGAATCAATGCAAAATGGGATCAAATTGAAACTGCTATAAAATTATGTGCAGGTCGTGTAAAAACAATATGGAAATATATTCCATTTAGTTTTAACGAGCATGATATTACCAGTGCAAAACAACTTAGTCAGGACTTGGGTATAGATCAATTCAATATAGAACCAAGTGATAGATGGTTAAACAACGATTGGTTAAAGCCTGTGCAGTTTACAGGACCAAAAGAAATAACAAAAGAAAATTATAAAAATGTAAAATCTATTTTGCCAAAGTGTGCAAATTATCGAAATCAATACATAAGCGCACAAGGACATTTTATGCCTTGTTGTTTAGTTCATGATTATAGATACTATTATCGCAGTGAATGGTGGAGAAACAAAGACAAGTACGATATAAGTAAAACTACTTTTTCAGAATGTATTAGACATTTTGATGAATTCTATAGTACAATAAATCAAGTTAAACCAGATTACTGTGTTTACAATTGTGGGAAGTGTTAATGGCAAAAGAATATACAGCAGACTTACAAAAACTATTTTTAGAAATGATGTTGCATGATGCACAGAACTTTGTGCGTGTGCAAAACATCTATAACGTAGATAATTTTGATAGAAGTTTGTATGATACTGCAGTGTTTGTAAAAGAACACAGCGACGAGCATGGAGCGTTGCCCACTGCACAACAAGTCAGTGCAGTAACAGGCGTAGAACTAAAGCCTGTGCCTGACATTAACGAAAGTCATAACGACTGGTTCCTTGTAGAGTTTGAAGGATTCACCAAGCGACAGGAACTAGAACGTGCTATTCTCAAGAGTGCAGACCTGCTTGAGAAAGGCGAATACGACCCAGTTGAAAAGATCATTAAAGATGCTGTACAAATTAGTCTTACAAAAGACATGGGTACAGATTACTTTGAAGATCCGAGAGCAAGACTTATGGCTCTCAAAGACAATAACGGACAGATTAGCACAGGCTGGCCCGCTATGGATCGTAAACTGTTTGGCGGCATGAACAAGGGAGAACTTAATATTTTTGCAGGTGGATCAGGATCAGGCAAGAGTTTGTTTATGCAGAACTTGGCAGTTAACTGGGTAACACAAGGACTGAATGGTGTGTATTTGACACTGGAACTTAGCGAAGGTCTAAGTGCTATGCGTATTGATAGCATGCTTACAAATGTAAGCACCAAAGAGGTATTCAAAGACTTGGATACTGTTGAGATGAAAGTTAAGATGACAGGCAAGAAAGCAGGTAACTTGCAAATCAAATACATGCCAGCCCAGAGTAACGTTAATGATATTCGTGCATACTTGAAAGAACTACAGATTAAAAACAACTGGAGTGTAGACTTCTTGCTTATTGACTATTTGGATTTGCTTATGCCAGTAAGTGCTAAAGTAAGCCCAAGTGATTTGTTTGTTAAAGACAAGTATGTTAGTGAGGAACTACGCAACTTGGCTAAGGAACTGGACTGTGTATTTGTAACAGCATCGCAGTTGAACAGAGGTGCAGTTGATGAAATAGAGTTTGATCACAGTCACATCTCAGGTGGACTTAGTAAGATCAACACAGCAGACAACGTGTTTGGTATCTTTACAAGTCGTGCTATGCGTGAGCGTGGACGCTATCAGATACAGTTAATGAAAACTAGAAGTAGTAGCGGCGTTGGTCAAAAGATTGATTTAGAGTTTGATATAGAAAGTTTACGCATCCGGGACTTGGGAGAGGATGAGGAGTATCAACAGTTT